TGTATATTGTCTATTCGATTGAGAGTATCTTTTGCGGACTGAAACATTCTAACAGATAATGGATTATTATCCAAGTATTTGTCAAGATCCAGTTCACCATTGATGTAATCTTCTGCGATACTATGGAACGCAGTTCCTCTCTGTGTTGCCCTTGCAGTAATACGATTCGCCTCGTCTTCACCAATTTTGGTTCTCCATTCTTTGAAGAACTTAGCGTTCTTAAACGATGTGATTGAGGTTACGCTTGGGTAATATTTATCAGTTTTAGGTAGTCTATAAAACCTAACACCATCTTTGTTCACAGGTTCGACCTCTAGAGGTTCGAGTTCTACATCAACAAATTTAAAAGTCATTAATTAAAACCGAGATTGTACTTCGCAATTAGATAAGACTTAACTAATCCAGAGCGAACGATGTCACCGATATCAAATTCAATGGCACTAAACTCTTTCATCTCGTTAATTATTCTAATAAAATCTGAGATGCCTGACTTCTCATAATCTTTTGTGAGGTCAGACTGTGCTATGTCTCCGCAGAAAACAATCTTAGAATCTTCACCTATCCTTGTAATCATAGAATCGAGTTCATGAAAGTTTAGATTACTGAACTCATCCACAATAACGATAGTGTTATCAAGAGTGACACCACGAATGAAACTGGTAGACCAGAAATCTATAGTGTCTTGTGATCTGAGATTGTCATATAGCATCTCAAATGAATTGTCATCAGGCATACTAAACATATACCTTACCATATTTTTATATGGTATCTGATAGAGATAGGATTTATCCTCATGGTCACCAGGTAGGAAACCAATCTCTCTAGTAGGAACTAATGACCTTACGATTACTATTTTATCATATTGTGTGGATTCGTCAAGTACCTCTTGAAGTGCGAGATACAATGAAATAAATGTTTTACCTGTTCCTGCTGCACCATGTAATAATAAATTTTTACCATTAGAATATGCCTCGAACGCTAACTTTTGATTGTCAGTGATAGGTTCGATGGGTGTCATGTAAGACTTGTCGATGGGTTTCTTACGTTTCATCATCTTCTTAGACATAGGTTGTATCGGTCCTCCGTTCTGACCGTTACCATTCATTTTCTTTCTCGCTCTTGGCATTATGTAAACCTCGAAAGATTAGCAGTAGGATGATTCTCTTGGACTTTAGACATCACTTCTTTGAATCCATCTTCCATCTTAGGAGTACCATAAGTGACACCACCAGTTCCTGCAGACCAATCTTTATCCCACTCTGGGTTGTCCTTTCGCCACTCTTCGTAAGCTTTAAGACTCATAGTAAGTTCTTTTTTCTCTTGAGTATTTTTATTTATTACTGGGTAAATAGGCATGTTAATTAGTTATTTTCATAATTTTTAAACAATAATGATACTAACAGACCTAGTGCTAGTGCTTGCCAATATGTGATTACTGTTAATCCAAACAGGGGTGGCATGACCCAGTTCCATAACCATCTTACAACAAAAGGTTTAACAAAGAAAGTAATAACAGCACCAACTGCTTTAGCACCTAGTTCTTGTTGTTCTTTTTCTGTCATTTGAGATGGATTTTTAAAGTTCTTATATACTGTCATCGTTTTTTCTTATTAGGTTTTTTTGTTTTTTCTGTAGGATCTTTCCACATGTTAGGTGCAACCCTACCCTCCGCTTGCATCATACTGATAAAGTTTTCTTTGTATGCATCATAGTAATGATCAAAAAGATCTACCTGTTTAGATGCCATTGCCAAGTCATACTTCTCTACACCATCTACTTTATAGATGATAAGATAGCATGTATATGGTAATGTTTTGTCTTGTGCTTCGTCCTTTTTACAATCTTGTTTTAAGATCTTCACGAACGACCTCCCCATACTATAGTAGGAAATGCTTCAGAGATAACCGCTTTGGTAATCCTTTTGTATTTGTCATTCAACTTACCATCTTTTACAAGAACAAGAAGTTCTGCTTCTTCAGAAGAAAGTCCTTCTAGTAATTGAATAAACATTTGTTCTCTCTTAGCACGAGGTAGTCTAGGTTCTCCACCCCTAAAAAATCTATAGAGACCTCTGTACTCAGACTCTAAACGAGTGTGATCAGTTCCTACAGGTGCATCATTAGGATTAAATGGAACCTCTCCTTCTGGCATAAGTGACACAACAGATTCATCAAAATTAATGATCATCAGTTGCCTTAGAGCAACGCTATTGTGTTTTTGTAGGAGTGTTACCTTTTCCTTTTTAGTTTTAGCATTAGAGACCTTACGTAAGACCTCACTGATAAGCAATCTTGTGTTGCTGTTTGCAAGTGTGTTTGGCATAATTAATTAATCATCATCTTCATCGTCATCTTCAACGATCATATCACGAAGGTAGAGTAAGTCATCTTGAACTACTTGTCCTTCTTCATCTAACATTTCTGGATGAGAAACAGATTTAGCATAGGCAGCATTTTCAATGTAGTCTTCTACATATCCTTTTGCTAACCATGAAATCGTAATCCCTAATAAGAATGCTCCGATTGTGACCAGAACAACTAATGTGATTTCTAAAATAAAAGCTTCCATTAGTTCCCCCTTGAGTATCTGTTTTTATTTAGACCGTTTCTTACGACCAGGTTTCCTTTCCTTCTCATACAACCAAGCACCTTCTAAGATACTATAGAGATAGTTTCTGATTTTTCTTGCTCTTGGTTTACCAAGAAAACCATATGCTTCACGAAGCATTTGGTGTTCAGAATCAGAACCACCTTTGATGTATGCATCAAGATCGGAAATAGTTAAAGCAAGACCACCTGCAGTAGGAGAGTCGATAAACTTCCTAGTATATGCACGTGTTGCTTTTGAGTCCTTCAAGTAATTATAACACTTAAAGTAAAATTTGTCATCTTTGAAAGCAAGATCAATTGCTTTATCGACCATTTCATAAATGTCATCCATTAGATAATCCCCTTTTCCTGTAGGTAGTGCAAGGTATCCTTACAACCACCTATGTGTTTATTGTCAATAGACACTTGAGGAAAGGTAGCACCCTCTCCGAACTCAGCATAGAACTCTTTGCGTGTAAAGTCAACACCATACTTATACTCAATGTATGGAAACTTAACACTATCCATTAATTGTCTAACTCTCTCACACCATTGACAATTATCACGTGAGTAAAGAACAGTTTCAAATTTATGGGGTTCCATTTATATACGATAAGTTTTAATTTATGTATGAGTCTAACATACCATAAAAAAAGAGACCTGTCAAGCAGGTCTCAATTTTGTTCCGTTGTAGAGTGACACGAAAGGTGTCAACACTATTTAGAAAGTGAACTTAACTCCTGCTTTAGCACCCCAGTCCACATCATCTTCAGCAGTTACACCAGAGATTTCTCCATAGAACTTATCATAAGAACCACCAAGGTATCCAATGAATTCTACATCACCGAACTCATCAGTAGTTTCTGTGTGAGTCACTGTAGGACCACCAGATACATACCAACCAATTCCGTTTGGTGTTTCTCCCTCATATCCGACTACTGCTTCTAGTCCACCAGATGCGTATGCTCCATCAGGATATGAACCAGTTGCTTCCAAATTGACGTAAGGACCAGCAAAGGCTGCACCTGCGAATAGGAAAGGGGTTGCTGCTGCTGCAGCGATTGTTGATTTAATCATTTTTGTTTTTAGTTTCTCGCAGAAAAAAATCCTGCGGATGGTACCACCCTCGACAAGGGTGATGTTTATCTACGCAGGGTTACGATCTTTCGAGTCCTTCGTAATGTTATTTAGTATACACTATTACATTATTAATGTCAAGTGTGCCAGTTTCCTAACTGTCCTTTTTTGTCACACGCTTGATCATCTTAGCATACATCACTTCAGAACGTGAGTACATATCAGGATTTTCTTTCGCTAATCTAATTAATTTCTTCGCTGCTTTGTGATTGGATTTTTTTGAGTTGTCTACCATATTCATCTAGTTTTTGTCTTGATTCGATTAACATATCTGCAACTGTCTTTCTTCCTTGATAAAAACCTTCGGGGTCTATATCTATATCAGTTAGATCTGATGGGTCAGTTATTGATTCAAAAGTTATGTCTCTATCTCCAACAACTTCTCTTAACTCTTGAGTGAGTTGATCTTTTTTGATTTTCATAATAGTATTTATACTTAATAAAAAAGGAGTCCGTAGACTCCTTCGTATTTATAGTGCGTTGCCTCGTGGCAAGACTTCTTCTGGGAACAC